AGAACAAGAAAGAAAAGTACACAGAGATTCGTCAGATTCTTGCTGACAACTCAATCCGTGATTACAATCCACTCTTCCGTTATCTTTATGATAATGTAGAACAATTTGCGAATGGGTTTGTATCAACCGCGATTCTTATTATCGCGGAATCACAATACAAAGATGCAATGGTAGTAGACCACGAAATTAATGCAATGGCAATGTTTATTCAACTAATTATGGAAATAGATCAAAGGAAATAATATGAGCAATGTATTTGACTTGGGTGGTGCAGAACAACCACAACAACGTGTAAACGTAAACCTCAACGAGGCACAAGATATTACTTGTGATAAGTGTGGTGGACACTTCTTTCATTCAGTAACCTTCTTTAAGAAGATTTCTGCTCTTGTTTCACCAACAGGAAAAGAAGCAATCGTTCCACTTGAAACATATGCCTGTCTTGAGTGTGGAAATATCAATCCTGAATTTTTACCAACGGGGTTTGGTCAGAATGGCTAAGACCCTGTTCGATTTGATAAAGGGCGTGACCAAAGATAAAATCAAATGGGAAACCCTTGCAGAAGAAGACCAAAAGGTGTGGAATAACTTTATCATCACCCGTTGGTTTTCTATGGAAATGGAACTAACGGATGCCGTGAACGACTTTCAAAAGTATAGTAACGGCATCCTCACTTCCAAAGATTACTACAAGTTACTCCATGATATTCTACCAAAGACAACATTCTATCTAAAATACACAAAGAAAAAGAAGAAGATAGACATAGATTCACAATTCGTAGATTTATTCTGTCAACATTATCAACTTGGTAAGAAAGTAGTTTTTGAGTATATTACAGACCTTGTAAGAATAAATCCAAACGAACTTGTTTCTGTTTTGGAATCTTACGGAACCAAGAAAGAAGACATAGAAAAATTCAAGAAACAACTAAAGACATTACAATGAGGAATACAATGGCGATAAAAGAAATTGACTTGGGTAGACAAGAAGACCCAATCGTTCGTGAAATGGAAGAAAAATATCCAGCAATGACTGATGAGTTTAAGAAAATTCAAAGAGACCAATATGTTTTATTCTGCCGTAAACAAAAGAACTACGGACCTGATAACATTTCATTGGGAACAACTCTTGAAAGAGAACAAGATAGGAAGTTGTCACTTCAAGGTTTGTTCTTCCGTCTCAATGATAAAATCAATCGGTACAAGCAAATGATTATGTTTGGTTCACAAGATGCGGTCGGTGAGTCACTCGAAGATACATTCAAAGATATTTCAGTTTACGGTATCATTGCACAACTCGTTCAAAACGGGAAGTGGGGTAAGTAATGTCCTCTTCACGAATTTCCTTTTCACAATATCAAATGTGGAAGGGATGTCCTCATCGTTGGAAACTGAATTACATTGATAAGGTTTCCGTTCCTTCTCCATCAATCGCTCTCGTGTTTGGAACTGCAATGCACGAAGTTCTTCAGATGTATGTAGAGATGTTGTATCGTTCTACCGTTGAAGAAGCAAACGAACTTCCACTCGAAGACCTTCTAAAAGAAAAAATGGGTGTGGAGTACAAAAAGTTATTGACTGAAAACAATGACGAGCACTTCTCACATCGTGATGAAATGCAAGAACACCTTATGGATGGTATTGAAATCATACGTTGGTTCAAGGCACATCGTGAAGAGTTCTTTATGAAGAAGGGTTGGGAACTTGTTGGTATCGAATTGCCAATCAATATCGTACCACTCGAATCAAATCCAAATGTTCGACTCGTTGGTTTCCTTGACTTGGTGATGAGAGATATACGAAATGGTAAGATTCACATCTACGATTTTAAAACATCAACAAGTGGATGGAATAAGTACACGAAGGCAGATAAAGTAAAGACTTCACAACTTGTTCTATACAAGACGTTCTATGCAAAACAGTATGATATTCATCCCGACGATATTGAGATTGAATATCTTATTCTCAAACGTAAGATTGATGAGAACGCAGAATATGCAGCAATGAGAAAACGTGTTCAACGATTTGCTCCTTCTCATGGTAAGGTTTCACAAACTCAAATTCTGAAGGAGATTCAAACATTTGTTGAAACGGCATTTGATTCGGAAGGTAATAAGAGAACAGATATTTACCACCCACCAATTGAAGGCGAAAAGAAAAAGAATTGCCGTTGGTGTGAGTTCAAAGATAGAGATGATTTATGTCCAATAAAAAACAGGGTTCAATAATGAAGTACGCATATACATTTGATGATATTCAAATCACTCCGGTTTACAGTGAAATAGAAAGTCGGAGTCAATGTGAGTTGAGAACAAAATTCACAAAGAGATATGTTATTGGATCACCACTTGTCTCTTCACCGATGGACACAGTTTCAGATTCAAAGATGTGTCTTGCTATGGCAGACCACGGTGGAGTTGGTATCATTCATCGTTTCATGAAAATAGATGAACAAGTAAAACACGTCTTGAAAGTAAAGGAACAAGAGAAACTTGTTTCAGCAGCAATTGGTGCAACAGGAGATTATCAAGAACGTGCGGCTTCTCTTGCAAATGCCGGCGCGATAGTTCTTCTTATTGATGTTGCTCACGGTAACACAAAACAAGTAAAAGATGCAATCAAGTGGTGTAAGGAAAATCTTCCTGAATATGTTGATGTGATTGCTGGTAATGTTTCCACTCGTGAAGGTGCAAGGAATCTGGCAGAGTGGGGAGCAGATGCAATTCGAGTTGGTATCGGTAATGGTTCTCTTTGTGAAACAAGAATCAGAACTGGCGTTGGTATTCCACAAGTTACCGCACTCATTGAATCTATTGCTGGTATAGAAGAAACAGGAATCGATGTTCCTGTTATTGCAGACGGCGGAATTAGATTGACAGGTGATGTTGCAAAGGCATTGTCACTTGGTGCAGACTCTGTGATGTTGGGTTCACTTCTCGCAGGAACTCGTGAATCTCCGGGTGAAATTCAAAGAATGGGAATGTGGCCGAATGAACAACTTTTCAAGAAGTATCGTGGTTCAGCGTCTGCTGAAGTAAAACAAGTTCACGGTTTAGAAGAAAAGAACGTGGAAGGTAATTCAAAGTTGATTCCTTACAAGGGTAAGGTTGAAAGAATTATCAATGACATCAAGGATGGGGTTCGTTCTTCAATGTCTTATGTAAATGCAAGAAATATTACAGAGTTTCATGTAAATTCCGAACACGTTTTGATTACACAAAATGGTTTGATTGAAGCAAAACCACACTTGTTATTGTAATCGTTTTTTCGTATATTGATATTTATTAAAAAGAAGTTTCGCAATTAAAGGTTTTGTATGGCAAAGAAAAAGATTCTCCTCCTATCAGACGATTTACGTCTAACGAGTGGTATTGCAACTGTCTCTCGTGATATGGTAATTGGTACGTGTCACAAATATGATTGGGTTCAAGTTGGTGCCGCTATCAATCATCCAGAAAAAGGAAAGGTACTTGACCTTTCAGAAGATGCAAAAAAGATGACGGGTGTTCAAGATGCATCTATAAAGATTTATTGTAATGATGGATATGGTGATCCTATTTTTCTTCGTCAGTTAATTCTAACTGAAAAGCCGGATGCCATTTTACATTTTACAGACCCAAGATTTTGGGACTGGTTATATGCAATGGAGCATGAAATAAGAACAGAAATCCCATTGATGTATCTAAATATTTGGGATGACATTCCAGACCCAATGTGGAACAAAGAGGCATATTCTAGTTGTGATTTGTTGATGTCAATTTCAAAACAAACATATGGAATTAACTATCGAGTTCTGAATAGATTCGAAGGAAATGTTGACTCTGGTAGAGTAACGTATGTTCCACATGGTATAGACACCGATATGTATTATCCAATCAAGAGTGACGATAAACAATGGAATGAATTGGTAACAGAATCTCAAAAGATTCGTGGCAATAATCCCGATAAATTTGTTGTTTTTTGGAACAATAGAAATATTCACAGAAAACATCCAGGTGATGTTGTCCTTGCCTATAAACATATGTGTGATAAGATAAAGGACAATGGTGGAAATCCTGATACAGATGCTCTTCTTTTAATGCACGGGACTCCAATAGACCCAAATGGAACTGACTTAACTGCGGTGGTCTCTGAACTATGTCCTTATCCAGTTGCATTTAGTGATAAGGTTATACCAAGTCAAGGATTAAATGTACTGTATAATGCCGCTGATGTTGTTGTTAACATGGCATCAAACGAAGGATTTGGTCTCGGTACGGCAGAAGCAATTTCAGCAGGAACTCCAATCGTCGTGAACGTTACAGGTGGTCTACAAGACCAATGTGGTTTCATCAATCCAAAGACAGGTAAGTATTTTACTGCCGATGATTATATTGAAGTAAAGACACTTCATAGAAAAGAAGAATGGTCAAATCTTCAACACGGTGAATGGGTAAAACCAATTTGGCCATCAAACATCTCACTTCAAGGTTCTGTTCCAACACCATATATCTTTGATGACCGTGCTGATTTCCGTGAAGTTGGTGATGCACTATATGAATGGTTTATAACACCAAAGGAAAAAAGAAAGTCTGCCGGACTAAAGGGTGCTGAATTTATCAAGAATCCTGAAGTTGGTATGAGTCGTGACAATATGTGTCAACGTGTTGTTGATAGTATGGAAGATTGTTTCCAAAAATGGAAACCAAGAAATCGTTTTGAATTACATTTAGCATGAGGATAATATGGCAAATAAACCAAATTTAGTATTCTGTGGTCCAGTTTCAACTCGAAGTGGTTATGGAGAACACGCTCGTGACCTTTTGATTTCCCTTTTCAGAATGGACAGGTTCAACATCAAGGTTATTTCTATAAATTGGGGCGGTACTCCGATGAATGCACTTAATGAAAATAATCCAGAACATAAACAAATACTCGATGCTGTAATTCCTGGACTAACTGAAAAACCAGATGTTTGGGTTCAATGCACTATTCCAAATGAATTTCAACCTGTTGGTAAGTACAACATTGGTATAACTGCTGGTGTTGAAACTGATATGTGTTCCGGTGAATGGATAGAAGGTTGTAATAGAATGAACCTTGTAATTGTTCCATCAAAACACGCAAAAGAAGTTTTTGTGTCAACAAAGTACGAAAGACGCGATAAAACAACAGGACAGTCTCTTGGTAACGTTGAAATAAATGTTCCAATTGAAATTCTACATGAAGGTGTTAGAACCGATATTTTCAATAGAACCTTACCATCTTCGATTGAAATAGAAGAAACTCTAAATTCAATAAAAGAAGAATTTTGTTATCTATTTGTTGGTCATTGGTTAAAGGGTGATTTTACTCAAGACCGAAAAGATGTTTCTGGATTGATTTATACATTCTTGGAAACATTTGGAGATACGGAAAATCCACCTGCATTGATTCTGAAATCTTCAAGTGGAGCGTTTTCAATAACAGATAGAAGTAAAACTCTTGAAAAGATTAGACTCATTAAGCAAATGACAAAAAAGAAGAATCTCCCAAACATCTATCTTCTTCATGGTGATTTGACAGATAATGAAATGAATACACTTTATAATCATAATAAAGTAAAGGCATTAGTTTCTTTCACAAAGGGTGAAGGATATGGAAGACCAATTGCAGAATTTATAACAACTGGAAAACCCGTTATTGTTTCTGGATGGAGTGGTCATGTTGATTTCGTAAACCCAGCATTTCACACATATTTGGATGGGGAATTAACACCAATACATAAGAGTTCTGTTTGGGAAGGTGTTTTAAATGAAGGTTCATCTTGGTTTAGTGTAAACTACAAATATGCGTCCGAGACTCTTGTAAAAGTGTACAAGAAGTATAATTCATATCTATCGAACTCAAAGAAATCTGTTAATGAAATAGAAACACGTTGGTCATTCGATTCTATGGTTAATAAGTTTGATACTATGCTTACAAACTATCTTCCTAAGTTTGCAGAAAAAGTTAGTCTTAATCTACCTCAAATCAAAAAGTTACCAACACTAAAGAAAGTCGAAACAGAATGATTTCATATACAATAACTGCTTGTGATGAATACATGGAGTTGGAAAAACTCTTAAACTATCTGAAGAATAATATATCACAAAATGACGAAGTGGTTCTTCAAATCGATTCGACGAATGTAACAGACTCGGTAAGAGGTGTGGCCACACTCTATAAAAGTAGAATTTCAAATATGAAAGTTATCGAATATCCACTCGACGGGGATTTTTCATCTTTCAAAAATAATTTGAAAAAACATTGTACTAAAAAGTGGATTTTCAATATCGATGCGGATGAAATGCCTTCTGGATTTTTGATAGAAAATCTACATCAGATTTTACAATCTAATGATGAGATAGACGTATTAATCGTTCCAAGATGGAACATGGTTAGTGGTATAACAGGTGAGCATATTCAAAAATGGAATTGGAAATTTGATGAGCTTGGTAGGATAAATTGGCCAGATTGGCAAATGAGAATCTACAAAAATAAAGAAGAAATTTTATGGAAGAATAAAGTTCATGAAGTTTTAAGTGGTTTTGATAAGTATGCAATGCTCCCAGATGATAAAGATTATTGCCTTTTTCATAACAAGACTATTGAACGTCAAGAAAAACAAAACAATTTTTACAGTAACATGATATGAGAAATCTTTTAATCGGTGCAATAAGCGGCAATTATTCTTCAAAAGATGTCCAAAGATGGATTGAGTCATCTGATGATTTTGAAATCAAAAGAGTTTTATTCCTCTACAATGATGAAAATGAAGAACTAAAAAAATATTTATCCACTAAAAATGTGGATGTGATAATACCAACACATGATGCCTACAATAATAAAGTAACCAAATTTGAAACTCACACCGGAGAAATGACAATATCTTCTTCATATAATTTGGTACACAACATAAGGTTTTATCATATATGGCAATATCTTTTAGAAAATGATTATGATAAGGTTTTAATTACGGATGTCCGTGATGTTTACTTTAATACAGACCCATTTTCCAAAATACCGTCGGACAAAATAATTGCATCGAGTGAAGTTATAAAATATGAAAATGATCCTTGGAATGAAAGGCATTTATACAATAACTTGTCTATGATTGGCTACAATTCATTAATCTCAAATCAAGTTTACAATGTTGGTGTATTCGGTGGTAATGCAGAATTAGTTCAAGATATGTGTGCTGACATTTATCTTATGTCAGTAGGCAAACCTCTCGTTGCAGACCAGACTTCTTTTAATTATCTTATACAAACATCTCACAAAGATAATGTAGTTTTCACAGATTTAAAAGACAAGTTTGCCGTACATCTTCACGTTGTTGCAAATGGGATGGTTCCATTTGATTTATCCACTTTAAATGAATATTCAATCGTTCATCAATACGATAGGTTATGAAATACTCAATAATAATACCATACCGAAATCGCGAAGAACATCTTTCAAAGATTCTTCCAAAATTAGAATCTGTATTTCATAAAACAGAATATGAAATAATTGTTGTTGAACAGGATGATGAAGATAAATTTCAAAAAAACTCCCTGTATAATATCGCTGGTACAATTTCAAATGGTGAACTATTAATTTTCCATGATGTAGACTATTATCCATCTGATTCAATACGACCGGAATCATACCACACGAATAGTAAGACTCCATTATATCCGGTGGGTAAAGTTATCTTTTTAGATAAAGATGATAAACCAAGAGATTTTTTAGATATACCTGCCGGTTATAGAAATTTTCACGTTGATGTTGGAAATCATTCAGGTGGAATTTTTGTATTACACAAAGATTTATTTCACGATATAAAAGGTCTAAATCCATATTATCGTGGTTGGGGTAAAGAAGATGACGATACACGAGAGAGATTAAAACTATTTGGATGCGAATGGAAGAGAAATAACGAAGGACTTTTTTATGGACTTTATCACGAAGACAGTAAACCAGATGATAATGATAAAGATTTTATAAATAATCACACCATGTTATACCATATTAAACAAAATTATCAGTACGGATATAATCATGTATCGGCAGATGTTGAGGAGTTTGAAGCAGGGGAAAATGTTAGATGGTTGAAAGTGAAAAACTTTGAATATAAGGAAATATGAAATGAATATTCTAATAAAAACAGTAGGGTTCATAGGCGATAATTTATTTGCTACATCTGTTGCTAAAAAACTTAAAGAAAAATATGGCAAAGATTGTATTGTTGATTTTCAAATCTCTATACTTTCTCCGTTTGAATTAATATTTAATAATCCTTACATTGATAATGTTTTCATATCGGGTGAACTAATAGGTAATTATGATAAAATTTATGAACTAAAACCGATACATAGAAAAGAGACACCAACAATACAATTTCAAAAGATGTGTGAAATAGAAAATGTTTCATCAGAGTATGAGGTCTATACAAATCGTGCTTTAGATTTACTAATCGAAAAAGGATTTTCCGAATATAAAGCCGGAGGTTATAAAACTATAGCAGTCCAACAAAATTGGGAAGAAAAAAGTTTCTTATTTACCGAAGAAGAATATATCAGAGGAATAGATGTTCCAAATTTAGGATATGGTGGAAAAAGAAGAAATATATCTTTTATAATAGATTCTTTAAATAAAATTGATAATGTGGTAATAATTCCTGTTGGAAAACCAAATGGTTATAATCAAATGTCATCTGACATAAATACGGTTAGTGAATTAACATTTACTGCGTCCGTTATAAAGAACTGTGATTATTTCATTGGTTCAGAAGGTGGGCTATCAAATATTGCAGCTGGTGTTGGAACAAGAACAATTATCACTGGTGATTTTGTCCATCAACTATATGGGTGGAATGGAGTAATAGAAAAAAATCAGGATCCAAAATTAGGACCAAAATATTATTTCAATGATGTTGCCCATGTCACATTAAATCCGTATATTACAGACAAATCAGTAGTAAGTCAAATACAAGAAATAATTAAGGATTAATTTATGATAGATGATGTACAGATCTTAAATCAATGCTCATTATTAATAATAGGTAAAAATGGAAATGGAATGACTGTATTACAGAGGATTTTATAATGAAAAAAATCTATTCAAAGATAGACCCTGAAAAAATATTACATATTGTTGTTCGTAAAGATGATTTTAAATCAGGAAGACAAGATATAATTGACGAATCACAATTTATTCAATGTTCTATATTGCAGATGGAAAATGGAAAAACATTTAAACCACACAAACATATTTGGAAAGAGAGAACACGAAATGTTATCGCACAGGAAAGCTGGGTAATTATTCGTGGTAGTGTTGAGGTAATTTTTTATGACCTTGACGATACTGTTTTAGAGAAATTTGTTTTGAATGAGGGCGATGCCAGTTTCACACTTGAAGGTGGTCACAATTATAAAATACTTGAAGAAGATACTCTTGTATATGAATATAAGACCGGACCATATGAAGGACAATCTTTGGATAAAGTTTTCTTGGAGTCATAGTGGTATTCAACAATGTAAATATAAAAGGTTCTGGTGTTGCATTACCAAGTAATATATTCTTGAACAATTCTATAATAAATGGAATTGATACAACTGATGAGTGGATAAAAGAAAAACTTGGAATCGAAGAAAGAAGAGTTGCTTCAGAATCAGAAACCGTTTCTACTCTCGGATATTCAGCGGCAATAAACGCAATGAAAGATGCAGGGATAGATAAAGAAGATTTAGACTTAATTATTGTTGCAACATCAAGTCCTGAAAAAATTTCTCCATCAACTGCTTGTATCATTCACGAAAAATTAAACATAGAAAAAAATGTACCATCATTTGATGTAAATGCAGTTTGCTCTGGATTTGTATACGCAATGACTATGGGTGCATCATTCATCAGTTCTGGTATGTATAACAATGTACTAATTATAGCAACAGAAGCCTATTCAAAAATAACAGATTGGAATCATAAACATTGTGTCTTTTTTGGAGACGGAGCTGGTGCAGTTGTTCTTGGTAAATCTGAACGAGGTTGGATTTCAAGTGAGATACTTGCAAACGGAAATGGAACTGGTATGACTGGATTCGTTCTTGAACATGGAAAAAAGTTCAATATGAATGGAAAAGAAGTTTGGGAACAGGCAGTTAAAGTTTTACCGCCATCTATTAAATCAATTCTGAAAAAGAATAATATGGATGTTTCAGAAATAAGTTTACTTATTCCACACCAACCAAGTATAAATATATTGAAGATAGTCGCGCAGGAAGTGGGACTTCCTATGGAAAAAGTTAAAACTGTTATGCACAAGTACGCAAATATTGCAGGTGCATCCGTTCCAATTGCGTTTCATGAGGCAAGAGAAGACGGTCAAATTAAAAAAGGTGATAAGATTCTTTTCACCGCAATAGGCTCAGGATGGACATGGGGTTCAATTCTAATAAATTATGAGGATTGATATGTTAGATAAATTGAAAAGGGTTGGTTCCGATGTCAGAATAAGCGAACTCTGTGTAATATCAAGACCGGAGCTGGTTGAAATTGGTAGTCATATTGCAATAGATATGTGGACATATATTTCAACACAACTTATAATGGGTGATTACATTCATATTGCCCCAAGTGTTTCTATAATTGGAGGTGCTCCTGCAAAATTAACTATGGGTAGCTTCACAAATATTGGTTCGGGTGGAAGAATTGTTTGTGCAACAGATGACTTTTCACAAGGGTTAATATCTCCAGTTGTTCCTATTGAACACAGAACGGTTATAAATAAACCAATTATTTTTGAGGACTTTGCAACTCTTGGTGTAAACTGTACAGTATTGCCAGGTGTAACTTTAAGAGAAGGTACCATCGTTGGTGCAAATTCAGTTGTAACAAAAGATACAAAACCGTGGATGATTTATGCAGGTTGTCCCGCAAGACCAATTAAGATTAGAGAAAAAGAAAGAATACTTGAAAGTGCAAATAAATTACTTCATGGAGAATAATATGAGTAACAAATATCTTACAGACAAAAATTCATTGAGTATACCGTGGATAGAATCTCCATTCTTTTATTCTATACTTGAAAAATCAGATTTAACGGAAGAACAAAAAAAATTCTGTTCTGATTTTCACGAAAAGGGATACGCTATAATTGATTTGGGGTTGACTGATGATGAAATTGAACCAATACTGAATGATATGTACGACGCACTTGATAGTGAGTCTACCGTATTTCATGCAGACCATTTTACATATTCCGATAGTAAAAGAATATTCGAGCAATGGAAACGTAGCTTACCAATTGCCAAACTGACCGTACATCCAAAAATAGTAGAATCTCTTGAACTACTTTATGGAAAAGAGCCTTTTCCATTTTCAACAATTAATTTTATAAAAGGAAGTAATCAACCACTTCATAGTGATGCAATTCATTTTCACACAGTTCCTGAATTGTGGATGTGTGGTGTATGGGTTGCATTTGAAGATGTGGATGAAACGAACGGTTCATTAAAAATTGTCCCTGGAAGTCACAGGTGGCCGATATATCAATATCATGATTTGAAATTACCACACCCAGATGAAGTTGAAAACGGTGAATCAGTCACATATAGAGAATATGAATTATTCATTGAAACATTAACACATAATAGTGGAGTCGAACCTTACATCGTTAAGATGAAAAAGGGGCAGGCACTTATATGGTCAGCAAATATGTTACACGGCGGTTCTAATGTTGAAGGTGTAACCGATTTAAACAAAACAAGATTGACACAGGCAAATCATTATTTCTTTGGAGATTGTAAACACTATTATCATCCGATGTTTAGTGATGTTCCAAGTGCAAGATATGCAACGAAATGGTGTAATGATACCAACAACATCAAAACATATCTCGAAGGTAAGTAAATATGTTTGAAGTAGTACAACAATTTGAAAAAGAAATTGCATCATTCTTTGGTTCACCGTTTGCAGTTGCAGTCGATAGTTGCACTCACGGTATAGAACTTGCACTTCGTTATTTGAACGTAAAGAAAATATCGGTTCCAAAGAGAACATATCTGTCAGTTCCATTTCTCGCTAACAAGATGAACATAGAATTAGAATGGAGAGATGAAAACTGGGTAAACTATTATCACGTATCTGATAGAGTTATAGATGCCGCAGTTCTTTGGAAGAAAGATTCATACATACCAAATACAATGATGGGAATAAGTTTCCAATATCAAAAACATCTTTCACTTGGTCGTGGTGGTGTTCTTTTATTAGATGAT